GGTCTTGCCAAGGCAAGCCGCGCAGCGAATCTCTTTGGTGATCAGGCAGCTGATGTTCTCAAGAGGTTGGGACTGGTTGATGACCCACGTTTGTTGTGGGATCTGACACCGTTCTCATGGCTAGTAGATTGGTTCACCACCATGGGTGATTCCATATCTAATGCCAACACGTATGCTCCCATTTCAGGGAAGTATACGGTCGATTACGCATATCTGACCACGAAGCGCGTATTCTCGAGCCAGTCTTCACTTGTGAAGATGGCCGGAGTACCCGCTCCTCAAACGTCAGTCAATGTCGTTCGGGGTGAATCTCTTTTCACTTCGACAACGCGTTGGCGTAGTCGAGCAACTCCTTTCGGATTCGGCACCCAGCTTGCCTCGCTCAATGCGACGCAATATGGGATCCTAGTGGCTCTCGGGCTTGCCCGCGGCCGCTAATCCTAGTCAGCACCTGTTGATTAGGCACAATTTCACATCCAATTGAACAACAATTGAACATGGACAGGAGTCCAAGATGGCATTCACCGACCCCCAGACCGTTACCATTTCCGGCACGGCCATTGCTCACCCTCGGGTGATCACTGGCACGACCGTCGGCCGGTTCGTCTCCGCTGACGCGGCGAGCGAACTGACCGTCGACCCCCGAGGCACTGCGAAGCGCCGTCGGAACGTTGCTCGTCTCTACGAGAAGAGCACTGCTGTGGACCCCATCACGGGGCTCACGGGTCAGGTACAGGACATGGTGTCGTTCACGATCGACCGCCCACTGTCCGGAGTCACTGATGCTGTGATCGAGGCTCACGCCTCGGCACTCATCGCATGGCTCACGGCTGGCACCAACGCGAACTTGAAGAAGCTCATCGCTGGTGAGAACTGATTTCATGGAGACGATGCAGACCATTCTGATCCTCTCCGTGATTGGCCTGACTGGCCTCGTGGGAACTTCCCTCGGGGCCATGTTCATGGTCGCAGTTCAGCGTCGTCGCGACGCGGCTTAGGCCGCTACCGACGATAAAGGTGTCCCATCTTGGCTTGGAACTACTATCCCCAGAATTGAGGAAGAGTTGAAAAGCCAAGTGATCCTCCTTGAGCACCTCCTGCTTGACGCAGGAGAGGCTCTTGGGTTCAGCGCAGCGAGGGATATTCAAACCCTCTGGAGCAGATACGACAAGGAAGGCATGCCTTTCTTGACGATCGCACTACCACGCCTCGATGACCTGCTTGTTGCGGGCCTTCGGGACGGACGGCTCCCTTCCTTCGAAGGGTGGTCGTCGCGGTGCTCTTACCCTGAATTCCTGAACGGAATTTGGAGTAAGATATTCGCTCCGGATGGAGAGATTCTCTCCAACCCCAGCATACTGGCAATTCGCTTTCTTCGTCAGATCTCTCGTCTTCACAAGAAGATTTTTGAGGTCTGCGAATCTGAGCGTGTCGATGCCGAAATCCAGCAGTTCGTGAGTACAGACAAGAGTCTGATGTCGCGAGCTGAGGTTCGTGCAGCGATTGACCCGTATGCCCGATCCGTCGCCCAACTCTTGTTTGGCGAACTGATCGGTGAGGCCTTGCTTACCATCGAAGATGGAAAGCACGGCCCGGGAGCTGTATCCGAACGATTCGGTGCTAACGAGAGATGGAGTTTCGATTCCATCTCTTATAACATCGAATCCCTGGTGGGGCCTGAGTATTTTCGAACCTCATGGTTCGATCT